ATAAAGAATATGCACGAAATTGATGAAAAATTCGCAAAAAAACGAAAAGAAAAACACGATATAGAACAACTTATACGTAATAATATTTATAATGAAGCCAAAAACAAATATACAAATAATTTAAAAAATTAAAAGCAAGAAAAACTATGAAAAAATAAAAATATGATAATATTATAAATGAAATACATTATATTATTATTAATCGTATTTAGTGCAATTGTATTATTTAATAGTAGCACAAAAGAAGGTATAAAAGAAGGAAATAAAACTTTATCACAAATCCAACAAGAGGCATCCATACAAGATGCAAAAGATAAAGGTTTTGATAGTGGTTTTTATGAGACAAGAGCAGCAGAAACTGACGAACAACGAGAAAAAAGAGAACAAAATGAAGCAGAATTAGCAGAAAAGACCGACTTTACAAAAGCTGCAAACGATTTCAATGTTGAATATCACGACCCTCCTGAAAAAATAATAAAAGACGAAGGTATTGAATTTGGAAAAGTCTGGGTATTTGATCCTATTTTAAAAAAAAAAGTAGCAATATTACGCCCATCAACCCAAAGTAATTATACATATTATGAACCAGGAATATATAAATATGGTGCATCAACATATGTCCCTAATTACACAGAAAGTGTATTATTAAGTTCAAGTAATAGCTATTTTAACAAGTAATTAAATTAATTTCATACCCTTTGTTGTCTTTTTTTTTACAGTTTTTTTCTTAGTATTATTTTTATCGTGAAGTTTATCATGACACTCTTCACAAACAGTTAATAAATTTGCTTTATGATTTTTATGGAATGAATTTATAAATCCATCTTCATTTGCATCTTGTTGATGCTGCAAATGATGAACTTCTTCACCAATATGCTTATTACACATTTCACACATACCTCTTAATTTATTTGCATTATAAACACTTTGTTTGTTTGATAGAATACCTCTTGTTTCCGGATAATATTTATTACGAATATCATATGCTTTCTCCAAGAAAGTGTCATCTAAATGAAGTGATTTACAAACTTCTAGACCATAAATTCTAGGTCCAGACCCTTCTTTTAGTTTTCTATCATAAACTAAACAATCAAGTTCTCTATCATATGATACTTCCATATGCATCTTGGTTAATTGTTTTGATTCTTCAATTTCATCATAAGATACAATTTCGTGAAAATGAGTAGCAAAGATATAAGAAGATTTTTTTTTATTTAATTCAAGTAATCCAGCAACAAAAATACTTAATGCTGATTCAGTTTCTGTTCCAGAACATAATTCATCTCCTAGAATTAAACTATTTTGATCAGCCATTTTTAAAATAACGCGTAGCTCACTCATTTCAACTGCAAATGTAGATAACCCCTTAAAAATATTATCATTTCCTAATATTCTAGAAAATATAGCAGTATAGGGTTTATAATTAAATTGAGAACAAGGAACATACATACCAGTTTGTGCGAGTATAATAGACACCCCAATTGCTCTAATAAGTGATGTTTTACCAACAGCATTAGTGCCGTATAATAGAATTCCATCTATATTATTACTATCAATACCAATAGTAACATCATTTGGTACATATAATTCTTCTTGCTGTATTTGTTCTATTAAACAGTGACGCATATCTGTAGCTTTAAATCCCGATTTAATTAGATCACTATCTATGGTAGGTTTGCAATAATTATATTTTTTCGCAATATAGGCTTTTGATTGTAATACATCTAATCTTGCAACATATGAAGAAATCTCTTCTAATTGAGTAAAAAAAGTATCTTCTAATTTATTTAAAACTTGTAAATAAGTAGTTGTAATTAATTCATTCAAAGTATTTTTATAAATAATAATAGATTTGCAAACTTTAGTTAATAATGGAAAGCTAATTTCCATATTACTAGAAGATGCCTTTACAAATTTTATTTCACTTAGTTTAAAACTAGAATCGCCAATTTGAACCTCTATATTTTTGTCTTTAATAGTAGATTTTATCTGTTCTGCTCTATTATTAGTAATCTGTATTGTTGCACCTGATTTTTCTGTTTCGTGTATTTTAAAAAAATTATAATTTCCTATTCTATTTAATGTATCATAAATTTCGTGAAAAGATGATTGATTTAATTCATATTTCTCAACAACCGAATCTAATTCACTTGATACACATTGTTGAATTATATTTTCATTAAACACTGTCATTGAATTACAGGAAATACACTTATCTATTTTAAAATGTTCGTTTAAAAATCCCATAATATCTTTTATTTTTTTATCAAGTTGAGAACTAAAATCAATATCATTGGTTTTATCCTCAGTATCACTACATAAATATTTAGTAATAGCCTTATTTTCATATAAACAAGTATTAATTTGTTGTATGTTATCCAAACTACTATATAAATGTGAAATAGAACTTGGATATAACTTTTTGAGAACTAATTGACGACAAATCTTATCAATATCCCGTAACTTAGGTAATTCCTTACGAATAGGTTCAATCATATAATAATTATTTGGTTTTAATAATTCCTCAATCATATCATATTCTTGTTGTAACCACTTTTCATTAAATGTTGGATTAGTTAAGGTATATTGAAATAAACGACGACCCATTGGAGAACAACATTTATTTAAAAAAGATAATATTGAAGATAACTTACCCATTTTTTTACTATCAACAGACAAATCATTTATAATATTAAGTTGAATTAATGTATGATTAGGTAATATTACTCTATTTGATGTATTATTAAATTCTGGAATACATATTTTCTTATTTAAATTAGGATTGTGTTCTTGAATAAAATTTAACAAATAACAAAAAGATTGAGTAGCTAATGTATGCTCATGGAATTCTTTACAAATATCATATGTATCTTCTTTATAAAAGAAAGATAATATTTCTTTCAAATATTTTTGGCTGGTACATCTTTTAAGTTTTTCATTATCAATTCTAGAATCAATTACGTGCGTAATATCACTTTGAATACTAGAATATTGCATAATTTGATTAACTATATAATCATCAAACGGAGATATTAATATAATTTCGCTAGGTGCATACATAGAAATATATCTTTCTAATTCATCAAAGGTAGTAACATTCATATAATATGTTGTTTCATACTGAAATATCGAAGATTTTCCTGTGAAAATATTGATAACAGAAACTCCATATACTAATGTTCCTTGTGTATTTGTTCTTGATTTATAAGTTTCAAACCATATTGACATTATATTATTAGATATTTTTAAATTACTATCAGTATCACAAGAAATATAAGTTCCTATTGAATAAACTTTATCTAATATGCGACTAACTTTTTTTCCATTTTTTACTTGGACGAATACTGGAACAGTATAACCATTTTCAGTTAATTTTACAATATATTTATCTAATGAATAATCACGAAAACCAGCCATTGCTATATTTCCACCTTTATATGTTTGTGCTTTTACCGGCATATTCAATTCACATATACTACAAATTTCTACAATTTTACTTCCTTCTATATTTCCAGTATCAATATTTTTAATACCATATATTTCAAAGAATGCTCCAACCTGCAATAATACAATTACATTATCCCCGTATTGTTTTTTATATTCTTGTGTATAATTAAAATATTCATTATATATAGATTTATCTTCCATAGTTATTGTATTATAATAATATCTTTTTATTTCTATGTTATTATAATAAGTATAAAATTGAAATAATATATGGGTATATCTATATATTATCAATTAATGAAATCAATAATGAACCCTCATTGCAAATTATATAGAGAAATACCTTACGATGATAACGGTTATGGTTATTTTTGTGATCCTAGTATACCAAACCATACACCATTTAGCAGTACTAAATATAAAATAAAACCATCGAAAAGTTATCCAGTTTGCATTAATATGACAAAAATAAATGAAGAAATGCGGATATATGAAGAAAGTGAAAAAAATAAATTATTTGCTAGCACTATTAATAGATATTTACGAGGAATAGCTTATGCGTTTATAATAGTAGGATCTATGTTTATAACGTGGTTATTAAATGAATATAAATACATATAATCTACTTATCTGTATCATTCATAAAATTATATAATAAATTATCTGGGTTATGATTTTGAATTTCGCCACAAATTAACATAGCACTTTCGTACATTTTACGTAAAACATCATTAGGTGTAGTGGAGCCAACTTTAATAAATCCTTGTTTTATCAAATATTTACGTATTTCATGAATAGGAGTTTGTTTAATTAATTGAGCTTTCGTAGAAATATTATTTCTTATTGTTTTATTTGAAACTAATACAGAAACTTTTGGTTTAGTTTTTGATCTACCAATTTTATAAGTTCTTCGTATAATTTTTTTTCTCTTGGCCTTACCTTTACGTTGTTGATTTTGATTAATAGTTTCAATTTTCGATTTTATTTTTTCACTTTGTAACATATTTGATATATTTGGATTTATATTTGTATTTTTATTTTCAATAGAAGACCCACCAATATTAGGTAAATTTTTACGTGTTTGGTTCATAAAAGATCTATATGTAGGTAAATTACCATTTTTTAAGCAACCATAACGTGGAGTAGGTAATATATTATTATTAATTGTAGTTGGAATAGAATTAACTATAGGTTTTAAAGAAGTAGAAACATCTTGTAAATCTTGAGATAATGAATTACTTACAATATTATTTGCAAGTTGATTATTAGTATTGTTAATGATAGGATACTGTTTCAATGTATGATTATTTGTTGCTTGTTTTTTAGTAACATTTTCTTCCAATTTTTTAAAGAAATCCTTTGCACTATCAAAATCTTTATTAAAGTTCATAACTTCTTTACTTTGTAATTTATTATTAGCTGGATCAAACTTATTCTTATAATCATTTTCTTGATGTTTTCTTATCATATTCAATATAGAACGTTTTTTTAGTGTATCTTGTTTCTTTGGTTGTGCGACTTTCATTTTTATTTTAGAATCTGGTATTTTCTTTTCTTGTTTTTTCCTTGTTTTACTATTATTTGAAAAATTAAATAAATTAGGATCTATTGCAAATACTTTTTTATCACTCATTTATATTGATGGTTATAATATATCTACATCTTACGAAAAGAAAATCATAAGTAAAACTTATTATTTTCCTAAATTCAAATTATTTACTTAGTAAACAATGTTTGTGTTACAAACCAAATAGCTACAAATTGTGTTACACTTTTTAAAGGTTTAATACCAGGAACAGCTTCTACTAAGTAGTTATTCCATAAGTATTTGCCTAAAATGAATACAATTAATAAAATAACAAAAATCATTAAAACAATTGTTAGCATTTCATTTCCTGTACCAACAAAGAATCCCTCCACTTGTTCGTTTCCTTCTTCATCTACTACTACATTTTGTGAAAAAACCATAGTTTCAACTGCATCTCTAATTAGATCAAGCATTATGTATATAAATATATGTTATTTTATTTTATGAATTATATTACACATAAATACCCATTAAATTATTCGGTATTTCTTGTTTATCTCTATTTTTCTTAAATACATCATATGCATTATTAATATCATCCATCGTTATTTTTTTTCGCAACAAATTATTTTTTCCATATATTCTTTTTCCGTGACAGATTTTTATATATGTTAATAATTGTTCCATATCACGTCCATAATTTTTAAAATTAGTATGCTGTTTTTCAAACCATTTTAATAATCTATTTTGATTATCTATTTCTAGTAACCAACCGATATCATTTACCTTTTTAATAAATATATTAGTCAATTCATTTGAATTATATTTATCCATTTGAAATTTCCAAATAAACCGTGACTCCAAACCTTTATTCACTTTGAAAAACGTATTTTTTAATTCATCTTCATAACCAGCTATAATGACCATTAATTCATTTTTATGATCACTTAATTTTTCACATAAAGTATCTAAGCATTCTTTTGAAAAACTATCATTGTTTTCATTTGAAGCTAATGAATAAGCCTCATCTATAAATAATACACCACCTATACATTCATTTATAATTTTACTTGTTTTTATTGCAGTTTGTCCCAAATATCCTGCGATCAAATCGCTACGTGTGACTTTTTTAAAAACATTATTCTTCAAAATACCTAACTTTGAATACATTATACCTATTAATTTGGCAATTTCAGTCTTACCAGTTCCTGGAGGTCCATAAATAACAGTATGTTTGAAATCACTATCTCCATTTTTATCAACATCCAATTTTTGAATAAAATATAACATTTGTTCTAATATAGATTCCTTTATTTGGTGCATTCCTATCATACTATTTAATAAAACTAACTCTTTTTTAACATTATGAAGCGATTTTAAGTCAATATTATAATCTGTATCTTGTTGATATTCATAAGTATTTATAATTTCGATTAAATCACTAATTGTATTAATTTCATTAGTTATCGTAACTTTTTTAGATTTAATAATATAATCTTTGTTTTCTTGTTGTTTTACTATTTTTTCATCTAATTTTATTTTACCATATTTTTGATTAATTAAATATCTTGGGTCTTTATTAAGAAAATCATTATTAATTGATGTTATTAAAGAACTAAATCCTAAAAATGATATGTCTTTTTTATCTGCATAATTATCTAAATAATTTATAAACCGTTTTGATTTATCCATCTATATAGAGCATATATTAGACTTTGTTTTTATCTTAATTTATAAAATAATTTATAAAAAATTGATTTTATTATTTATTTTGAAAATAATACAAAGTTATATACAATGTCATATGAAATGAAAGCAGAATGCGTCCCTCAACCAGCTAAGGTTAAGAAACCACGTAAGTTAAAAATAAATAAACCAATTGAAAATGAAGAAACAAAAACTATTAAACATATTATTGCTACTGAAAAAGAAATTGAAACCCATATTCATAATATTAAAGATAAATGTTCTAATAATGAAAAAGAAATATTGCAACATCTTGGTAAATATATTGAAGAACCATATCAAATTATAGAATCTTATTTTGAAGGAAAGCATTTGGACCGTTTAGTTAGACATCAAATCGAATCATATAATAATTTTGTAAATTATCAAATTCAAAGAACAATCGATATGTTTAATCCAGTTAAAATACACTCCGAAAATGATTTTATTGCAGAAAAAAACCAATATATGTTAGAATGTTATATCAAATTTGGTAATTTTAAATTATATCCTCCACAAATTCATGAAAATAATGGAGCTACAAAAATTATGTTACCACAAGAAGCTAAAATACGTAATTTCACATATGCATCTACAATGACAGTTGATATTGATATTGATTATGTTATTCGTAATACTGAAAACATGGATACTACAAAAATTATTAACCGTAAATTACCAAAAATTAATATCGGTAAAATGCCGATTATGTTAAAATCATCTATTTGTGTTCTTAACCAAAATAATAACTTTACTAATTCTCAATTAACAGGTGAATGTAAAATGGATTGTGGTGGATACTTTATTATCAAAGGATCTGAAAAGACTGTTCTAGGTCAAGAACGTGCTGCCGAAAACCGTATATATTGTTTTGATGGAAAAAATACAACTAAATGGAATTGGGTTGCTGAAATTAAATCAGTTCCCGATTTTAAGTGTATATCTCCAAAACAGGTTGAGATGATGATTGCCTCTAAAAATAATGGTTTTGGACACGGTATTTATGTTAATATTCCACGTATTAAACAGCCTATTGAATTATTCTGTCTATTTAGATCTCTTGGCATTATTACAGATAAAGAAATTTGCAAACATATTCTATTAAACATTGATGCTGAAGAGAATCAAACTATTTTGCAACAATTACAAGCATCGATTATTGATTCTAATAATTATATGACACAAGAAGATGCTATACAACATATTACTACATATGCATCATATACACCTATTAATATGGATAAAGAAACTGGAGCTCAAAAGAAACGTGAATTTACATTAGATGTTTTAGAAAATGATTTATTTCCACACTGTAAGACAAAACTTCAAAAAGTATTTCTTCTTGGTTATATGGCTTGTAAATTAATTTCTACTAGTCTAGGTTGGAAACCTACAGATGACCGTGATTCATATATTAATAAACGTATTGAACTTACTGGATCACTACTCAATAATTTATTTAGAAATTACTTTAATAAACTGGTTAAGGAAATGCAAAAACAAATTGTTAGAGAAATTAATACTGGTTCTTGGCGTTCTACTGAAGATTATGCTAATATTATTAACATGACCAATATTTATAAAATTATGAAATCAACTACAATTGAAAATGGTATTAATAGAGCATTATCTACTGGCGATTTTAGTATTAAACAATCAAATAGTAGTAAAGTTGGTGTTGCACAAGTTCTTAACCGTCTTACATATGTTTCTAGTTTAAGTCATTTACGTAGAATTAATACACCTCTTGAAAAAAGTGGTGAGCTTATTGCTCCTAGAAAATTACATAATACTACTTGGGGGTTTTTATGTCCTGCTGAAACTCCAGAAGGACAATCTATTGGGGTTGTGAAAAATATTAGTTATATGGCACATATTACTATTCCCACCAATAGTTCAGCATTATATGAATATATTAAACCTTATCTACTTCCATTTGAAGATATTAAAAACCCTATTGAATTGTATAATAAAATTAAAGTATTTGTTAATGGTGCTTGGCAAGGTATTACTGAAAATCCTAATGACCTATATAATGACTTAAAAAATAAAAAAAATACAGGTATTATTAATATTTACACATCTATTATATTTGATTATAATTTACTTGAAATTAGAATTTGTAATGATGGTGGTCGTTTAACTAGACCAGTATTACGTGTTAAAAATAATAAAGCTATTATTACAACAGATATTATTAAATCATTAGTAGAACATAAAATTTGCTGGAATGATTTGCTAACTAATTGTAATATTGATGAATCTGTTATTGAATATATTGATCCTGAAGAGCAAAACTTTACAATGATTGCAATGAAATCTAAAGAAGGTTATCTACAAAACCAAAACGCCAATTTTAGATTTACCCATTGTGAAATACATCCTAGCACTATATTTGGTGTATTAGCATCTTGTGTTCCTTTTCCCGACCATAATCAAGCTCCTAGAAATACATATCAATGTGCTATGGGAAAACAAGCGATGGGAGTGTATGCTACTAATTACGACCAACGTATGGATAAAACTGCATATGTTCTTAATTACCCTACTAGACCACTTGTTGATACAAGAATTATGAATTTCTTACATCTTAATCAAATTCCATCAGGAACACAAATACACGTTGCTATTATGACACATACTGGTTATAATCAAGAAGATAGTGTATTGATTAACAGGGCATCTATTGACAGAGGATTATTCTTAGCTACTATTTATCATACTGAAAAAGATGAAGATAAAAATATTATTCGTGATGAAATTATTAGGTGTAAGCCTGATCCTAGTAAAACTAAAGGTATTAAATTTGGTAATTATGATAAACTAAATTCTGATGGATTTATACCTGTTAATGAACGTGTTGAAAATAGAGATGTTATTATTGCAAAAATTGTTCCTATTAAAGAAAACAGAAACGATCCTACTAAAACTATTAAATATGAAGATCAAAGTAAAACGTTTAGAACTACTGAAGATTCTTATATTGATAAAAATTTTACAGGAAGAAATGGTGACGGTTATAATTTTGCAAAAGTTAGAATGAGAGTATTAAGAAAACCTACTTTTGGTGATAAATTTTCAAGTCGTCACGGACAAAAAGGTACCGCTGGTAATATTATCGAAGAATGTGACATGCCATTTACTAAGTCCGGACTAAGACCTGATATTATTATTAATCCTCACGCTATTCCATCTAGAATGACAATAGGACAACTTAAAGAAACTCTTCTTGGTAAGGTATTACTTGAATTGGGAATGTTTGGTGATGGAACTAGTTTTGGAAATCTAGATATTAAAACTATATCAGAAGAATTGTTAAAACTTGGTTATGAAGGATATGGCAATGAACTTATGTATAATGGTTTAACTGGCGAACAATTAGAAACTAATATATTTATTGGTCCTGTATTTTACCAAAGATTAAAACATATGGTTAGTGATAAACAACATAGCAGATCTATTGGACCTATGGTTAATCTTACTAGACAACCTGCTGAAGGTAGAAGTAGAGATGGTGGTTTCCGTATAGGAGAAATGGAACGTGATGTTATGATAGCTCACGGTATGACTAAGTTTTGTAAAGAAAGAATGTATGATGTATCAGATAAATATAACGTTCATGTTTGTAAAAAATGTGGAATGATTGCAGCATATAATGACGGTAATAAAAGCAAATTACACACTAATGGTGAATACTCTATACATTTCTGTAAAACTTGTGATAACAGAAGTGATTTCGCTAAAGTTGATATTCCATATGCATACAAACTTATGTCTCAAGAACTTCAAACTATTAATATTGTTCCTCGCATTATTACTGAATAGACCTTAAATGGTTATTTATATCATTGTTTAATGACACACCACATTGTAATAATTTATATTTTATCTTTTATTATATTGCTTATCAAAAATATAATTATATTAATCATATTTTTTAATCAAATTGTGAATATCTGGTATCATATATTTTAGTATCCTTTTTTATTTATCAAAAGGGGGCAAATTTGAAGATACTAATAATGAGTAATGATAACATTATTCCGGCCACTAATCTGTCATTGATACGGCAAACACGTGTCGTATTTTATACTATATATTACCATTTATGCTAATAAATAAATTATAAATACATAAAAACAATACTATTATATAATATATAATATATAATATATAATGAGTGATTATATATCAATTGATACAGTAAACGAAAATATAGATAACTTAGATGAAGTTTATGGTATAATATATTTACATGAATCACCATCAGGTGGTATTTATGTTGGACAAACTATACATTCAATAGATTATAGAACACGAAGACATTGTGAATCTGCTAACAGAGGTTCAACGTGTATATTTCATAACGCAATCAGAAAATATGGTATTGATAAATTTACAAGTAAGATTATAGCAGTAGCATATTCTAAAAAAGAATTGAATGATTTGGAAATATATTATATAAAATATTATAATTCTTATTATAAGAATGATGATGGAACTAATAATGATAAAGGATATAATATGACTATTGGTGGTGAAGCTACAAATGGGTTTAAATTTAATGATGAACAGAAAATATCTATTTCGAATGGAGTAAAAGAATATTATAACGAACACCCAGAAAGAGGACAAGCAATATCCATTAGACAAACAGAATATTGGAGTAATGATGAAAATAGATTACAAAAATCAAAAGATATGATTAATGGTTTTAAAGAACACCCAGAAAGAGGACAAGCAATATCCATTAGACAAACAGAATATTGGAGTAATGATGAAAATAAATTACAAAAATCAGAAGATATGATTAAATTTTATGTTGATAATCCTAATCAAAGAGAACATTTATCTAATAAAGCAATTCAACAATGGAGTGATGAAACGAAACGAAACGAACAATCTGAACGAAAAAAACAGCAATATATAGATAATCCTTTACTTAAAAATAAAAAAAAAGAATATTATGATAAGAACCCTGATGAACGAGTCAAATTTTCAATACTAAAAAAAAAGCAAATACAAAATAACCCTGAGTTAAAAGCAAAAATGACTAAGGCTAATCAAGAAAACAATAGAAAAAGATTTACAATACCTACATTTTCAGGATATAGTGATAGCGAATATAAAAATAAATTAGGTCAATGGAACTATGTTGGAGATGCACAAGATGACTTATTTAATGGTATAAGGAATCCACATATTAGAAGGGTATTAAATAAGGGAAAAGGACATACCCGGGGAATATATTTTAAGTATAACCAATAAAACCACTTTTTAATTGAAACCCTTGAATTTTATTACTAATTAGTAACATTATTTTTATCTTGTAATAATATAAATAATGTTAGGTTGTATTTTTTACCGTTATAAATCAAAAAAGCCTGAAAAAACTATGGATAAAAATAGAAAACAAGATAGGCAATTAAAATGGGATTATTAAATATTTTCGAATAATAAATGTATATTATGTTTTAATGAAACTTTTTTATCAATATTTTCAGTATCTATATTTTTCTTATATTTCTCTGGATTACTAATAATATTAGTTATTATTTGTATATCATTATCTACTTTACCAGTTAATTGTATAACATTATTAGGAAAGTAACTATCAATATTGTGACAACCTAGATATACAGGTGTCGTATTTGTAAGCAATGGATTTATAATTTTTTCACTAAAATAATGATTACTTTGAATATTTTCAATACAGATATGAAACTGATAACCATCATACATTTCGTATTTTTCAAATCCTCCTTTAATTCTTGGATCTTGTTTATTATAATAATTTAATTGACAACCTCTACCATAAATATCTACAGGTAAATCTGTTTTTAAAATTGCATTAGCTAACATATGACGATATTTATGACCTGGCTGATGTAATTTTTGACTAATCATTAATGACATAATTTTTGTTTTTGGCTTTAATGTTAATAATTTTGCATTATATGTTAAGTAATTATTACCTTCTATAAATGGTAGAGGTAGTTTTATTGTTCCGTTAATTGTTGTATCACCTATATAATATTTACTTATGTGTTTACAAGCATAATCAATAAACTTTTGTGTTAATTTTAAATACACATATGGTTCATATGCTAAACCAATTACATTTTCCTTTGGTATTCCTTTACGTATGTTAGGCATAGCTGTATTCCATATAATAACGTGTGTATAATCATCATCATCTGTAATAAATACTGGAAGTGAATGTAATGGTTTCTTGTAATAAGCAATTTCATCTATTGCGTTTTTAGCATGAGTACTATTACAAAAATCTGAAAATATACGTATTCTAGGTTGTGTCATAACAAAAGGTTAGTTTATATATCTATATTATTTTACCTATATAAAATAATATAAAAATGGATGATTTAGAAACACCTAAACCTGGTGATAATAGTGAAATAAATGATATACGAGCACCTACACAATTTAAAGGTGTTACATTCTCAAAATTTAAAAAAACAGAAGTTAAAAAACAATTAATAGATAATTTATTAAAAAAACGAATTGAACCTGCGTGTTATTGGTGTGCTGAACTTGTATGTGCCGGACAATTTATGGATATATGGGAAATTATTATACATTATATAGGTAAATATATTCATTTAGGCAATCCAAAAATACTATACTACATTGAAAAACGCTATGAAGTATTTAAAAATATAATGAGTCAAGGTAAATTTTTAAATGAATTACAATTGAGGAATCATCCTGTTATACGTTCTCTTTTTGCAGAGATAATTGCAATATTAGCAAACTCTAATAGAAAAAGTAGTTTTGAACATATTAAAATTGATAAAGAAGAAGAATTTGATATTACTCAAATGGCTGATAACCTAATTGCACCAGATATGACATATATAGCTAATATTTTTAAAAAAGATGACCCAAAAGAATTATTTATTGCAACAAACGAATTTGCATACAATATATCCAGCGATAAACTGAATATGGTTAATGCTTGTTACTGGGTTGAATGGATTATTGAATTTCAAGCTATATGTAAAAAAAAGAAAAATCCTTGTTGTTGTGAATCACGTAATTATCCTGTTGAAGCTAAATTTAAAAATGATGTTATATGGATATTATGGGAAGCTATGTTTTATTATGCAGAAAAAAAAGGAGAATATTGTTTTAAATTACTTGGTTCTCTATTTACTATTTTTTGTATTAAATATACTACTGCATCTAGTAAAAAAAGACGATATTTATTATATTTTGCAATTTCATTATTAACTGAAACTATACCTACAAATATTGAAATGATTACAAATAAACCTATCGTTCAAAGTATTACATCTAAAATTAATACTATCTACAAACAAATTAAGAAAAATGAAGAAAGTCCTAATACTGATTATTTATTTGCTAACCTTGAAAAAGAAAATTCATTTGAACAATCTATGCGAAAAATGGAATTAGTTAATAACATGGACTTTCTGTCTCGAACATAATACAAATCTATATATATAATATAATGTCAAACCCTAAAAAAGTAGGTGAAGGGTCTTATGGATGCGTCCATAACCCTCCTTTGAAATGTAAAAATAAACCATACAATCCAGACCCAACCAAAGTTTCAAAAATATTAACAAAAAAGAACGCGAATGATGAATTAAAAGAATTTAAGTTAATTCAACAAGCAGATAAAAAAGAAGATTTTCATTTAGGAAAACCGGATTCTTGTTTTCCAGATACTAATAAAGAGAATCAAACAGCAATTGATAAATGTAAACGTTTTAGTAGTATTTTGATAAGCGCCGACTATAAATTGTTATTATTGAAAAATGGTGGTGATAATTTATCTCAAATAGAAGATAAATTCAAAAAATTAAAATTTACTAACGCTAATCGAATTAGATTAGAAAATTTTTGGTTAGATATGTCTCGTTTAATATATGGTTCCAAAGTATTAATGGATAATGGTATAGTTCACCACGATTTAAAGCAACAAAATATAGTATATAATACAAAAACAGGACGTGTAAATTTTATTGATTTTGGATTAATGACGAATACAAAAGATATGTTAAAAAACGCGGAAGGTTCTCGTTATCCATTTGGAGAACATTGGTCTTTTCCTCCAGATATATTATTTTATAATTATGTTGACTATAAAAAATTAACTTCAAGAAAAGGCAAAGAAAAATCGATTATTATTCGTGAAGCGTGGAAAAAATTTTTGATTGGTTATAGCGTACTACGAGATTATTTAAGTGATGTTAATGAAGATCAATCCGATAGTACAATAAGAATGGTAACAGCATTTGTAAAAACATATAAGAATTTAACAAATAGCGATGAAGATTATAAAAAATTTATAGATAAATCTTTTGAAACATTTGATAATTACTCAATCGGTTTTAGTTTGTTTTCAATATTAAAAGCAACTAAAAAATTAATTGATGATAAATTATTTAATGATTTAAGATTGTTATTTTTAAGTATGATGACTTTTGATGTATTTGAACGTCCATCTCCAAGTGAAGTAGTAGATAAATACGAATTTATTTTAAAAAGTAATGGATTATTAGATAAATATAATATGAGATTTGAAAATCACTTTTTGGTAGAAGGAACCAAAAAACAAGAACAAGAAAAGATAATGGAAGAATTACCCAAGAGTGATAAAAAGTTCATAGAAGAATTAATAGTTATATGTCCTCCCGGTAAGGAACCTAACCCAAAAACAAAACGCTGTATTAATAAATGTAAAGAAGATTACGCAAGAGATAAGGATTTCAAATGCAAGAAAAACAAAACCCAAAAAAATAAAAAGGAAATAGTAAATTTTGTAAGTAAAGAAAGCGACCCAGTTGAAATTGTGTATAAATCTAATAAAAACAAAACACAAAAGAAAAAGGAATGCGATGAAGATAAAGAATTAAACCCAAAAACAAATCGTTGTGTAAATAAGTGCAAACAGGGATATGCGAGAGATGCTGACTTTAAATGTAAGAAGAATAAAAAGTAATATAATATTATGTAATTAAATATAATTATATAATAATGAAGACACACAAGAATAATAAAAGACCAAAGAAAAATGGAAAAAAAACACGTGCCAAGAAGCAAAAGGGAGGAACAATATTTACATTTACTCTTACATTTACTCCAAAAACAAAAGAAGAATTAAAGAATGCAGTAATGCGATGGGTCGATGGTGATATAAACGGTTTAGGAAATATATCAGGTTGGGATACTTCAAATATCACGGATATGAGTGATTTATTTTACGAGTTAAATGATTTTAATGAAGATATTAGTAGATGGGACGTGTCTAATGTGAAAAATATGGAAGGTATGTTTAACGAAGCTAAAGCCTTTAATCAACCGATAGGCAATTGGAAAGTATCAAATGTGACTAATATGCGAGATATGTTTAACGCAGCTAAAGCCTTTAATCAACCTATAGGTGGTTGGGACGTATCGAAAGTGAAAAATATGGACGGTATGTTTATGAATGCAATAACCTTTAATCAACGGATAGGCGATTGGAATGTTTCGAGTGTAATCAATATGGAATTGATGTTTTATAAAGCAGAAGCGTTTAATCAACCAATCGGCAATTGGAACGTTTCAAATGTGACCAATATGGATGCTATGTTCTGGGTAGCAAAATCTTTTAATCAACCTATAGGCGATTGGGACGTATCGAAGGTAACCAATATGACGGATATGTTTAACGGAGCTATTGTCTTTAACCAACCTATAGGTAATTGGAACGTATCAAATGTGACCAGGATGCGAGATATGCTTAATAATAGTGGATATACACATGAAGAACCAAGTGTTGAACGTTCAAAACAACGTATTCAAGATAAACAGAACTTGGATAATCTTCATAAATATGTGGTATCCAATACAAGAAAATTAAATATGTCTAATATGTCTGTCCCAACAAGAAAAGTATTGAGTTTGAAACCAGGACAAGGACCTGGTGTTGGATATGTTGGAGAATTTTTGGGAGGAAAAAAAGGAAAATGTAAAAAATTACATAAACAAACAAGAAAAGGTGGATTCCCGCGTATCATACCGAGATCTATAAGCAAAAAAATGTTTAAAGCTTATAGAGATAAGTTTCATCATCAACCTAATTATTGGAATAAACCGCTAAAACAACCGAATATACCAAAACAAGATACAGATCTTTCCATTGTCCTTCCTTCTACACCTGAACGACCAGATCTTTCCATTGACCTTTCTACACCTGAAACAAGATGATGTTTATGTTTCCAGTGATAATCAAAATCGAGGTAAAGAACATTATACAAAAAGATAAAAATAGATATACAAGTAAACTTTGAATAATTTAATTCGTATTTTTGTGCGAACTTAAATGCCCGAAGGTATATAATTAAATATACTTATATAGTAATGAAAACACATTTAAGAAAACCTCATTCCAATAAGAAAAATGGTGGAATGAACGATCCAACGAAAATGACAAAAGCCGAATGGTATGCTTCTTTCTCTAAGAAAACAGATCATAATAACACAAATGATAATGACACAGATGATTATGACACAGATGATTATGACACAGATGATTATGATACAGATCATAACGAATACTTAGAGAATCCAAATGAAATAAGTAAATATACAGGTACAACTTTTTTAATGGAAGCAATCAATGACGAAGAAGATATAAATTTTATTAAACGAATGATACAAAATAGTGCTGATTTAGAGATACCTGATGTTTTATTCAAGAAAACTGCCCTAATCTACGCAATTGAAAAAGGAAATTATAAAATAGTTAAGTTGTTATTAAAAAACGGTGCAAATCCTAATACAAAGTATTCTAGTCAGAATTTACTGTCGCCTTCATTTAAAAAAAATCCGGTTCTAATCTTAGATCAAAATGCGTTGGATAAAGCAATTGGAATGGAAGACAATAAGATAATTGAATTATTATTAGAATATGGTGTGGATTTAACTCAACAAGATAACAATTACAATTCCTTTAGATATGCAATTGAAAAGAGAAATGATAAACTTATAAAATTATTATTAGAAAAAGGTGGTGACATAAATAAACCAGATGAAAAGGGTAACTTAATTATTAATGTAGCATTAAATGAGTATTATTGGCCTCATGGTGGGTTTAGTATTTTTAAATTATTAATAGAAAATGGTATGAATATAAATGTTGATACTAGTTTTTATAATAATCTTAATGAAACACAAACACCATTAATGTATGTGATTTACAAGTTTGAAGATTTTAGAATGGATGTTATTGATTATATATTAGATTTAAAAGAATTAGATATTAATTATAGTATAAATGATCAAAAATATGCATATCCAAAAACAGTTTTAGATGCGGTTCAATCTGTAATAAAGCATAATAAAATAAATTCATTCCTAGATTCCGATTATAAAAAAGATTATGAAGAAATAAAAAATAAATTATTAGAAAAAGGTGCGAAAACTGGTGAAGAGTTATTTTCTAATGAAGAAAAATTAATAAAAAATAATTACGATTTAATTAACAGTATTGAATATCCAGATGGGTATGATGGAGATATGAATCTATCTATAATAACAATACCAAAAGGAACTATATTATTTCGTAAAAGTAAAGATATCAATAGCGATTATTGCGGAATACCGCAAAAAGACAACAAAAATAATTACGCAACACATAAATACCATAATGTATTTTTTTACTTTTATCCATTTTATTCTGATGGTATAGATGCGACAACCGATGAAATGACAAATAAAATGTTTTATCTTACAAAAGATATACAATTACTAAACTTAACTTATCCATCTAAAGCGAATAGAGGAGATAAACATAATAGTTATTATGAAAACATATTTAAACCTTGTAAAGAAATAGACATAAAACTTAAATCGTATGACCCTTGTCTTACTGATTATTTTATAGAAGACTTTCCTGATGTTATGGGTATGTTAGCAATCGCTAGAACAGATGCGAACGATCATATAAAAATATATTATAATAAAAATAATTCAGAAAAGGATGAAGCATTATTTTATAGTGTATTGTGGAAAGATAGCGAAATAATAGGTTCTCCAGAAATAATATTACACCCTTTTCAGAAAAGAATAATAGAAAGTTATGGTGGAAATGGTCTTGTTCAATCAATAGAAGATTGTGAAAAACTTCCAAAAAACTATGACTTGTTGGAAGAGAGTAATAAAGAAAATTCAATTGTGTCTATATTAAATGAATATCTAAGACCAAAAGGCAAAAATAATAAACATATTACAATATTTAGT